TCCACGTTCTACCCTGAGAGCTTTATAATAATGGCTACACAGTGGCAAACATTTCCTGTACCTTTTACTGGGGGCTTGATTACAAACATCAGCCCTCTCCAACAGGGTATCAATAATGTAGGCTCTGCATTTCAACTGCAAAACTTTGAGCCTTCCCTAGATGGTGGTTACCGTAAAGTAGCAGGCTACACAAAGTTTATTGATGCTGAGCTTCCTGGCTCTGGTGTAGTACAGGCTCTAGCGTTAGTACAAGAAGACAATAACGAGAAAGTCATTGCTGCACGTAGTGGTGTGTATTACATAGCTAACGGTATTGATGCTACACCTACATGGACTTCTCTTGCTACAGCATCTAACACTATATTCTCTAAGGTAAGACAAACACGTTACAACTTCAATAACGTATATCAGATATGCTTTGTAGATGGTGTAAACTTTCCTGCATACTTTGATCGTACAGCAGGTACATTGACGTATCTTACAAGTTCAGCAACTAATGATGCTGTAGAGGGTGCTAGTCATGTTTGTACTTTTAAGAGTACACTCTTCTTTGGTGTAGGTACAGAGCTAGTCTTTACAGCGCCATACAGTGCTGATGACCTATCTCCTGCTAATGGTGCTGGTAGTATTAGCATTGGCTCAGAGATTACTGGTTTGATTGTCTTTCGTGACCAGCTTATCGTATTTGCTGTAGACAAGATCATGCGTATCACTGGTACTAGTTCAGCAGACTTCAACATGAGTGCGGTAACAGAAGACTTAGGTTGCTTGAGTGCTGATACTATTCAAGAGGTTGGCGCAGATATTATGTTCCTTGGCCCGGACGGTTTGCGTACACTGAGTTCTACAGATCGTATCGGTGACTTTGGCATTGATGTTGCATCTAAGAATATCAGACCTACCGTTACTAAACTACAGGACTACGCTGCTAGTTTTAGTAGTACTGTTATTCGTAGTAAAGCTCAGTACAGACTGTTTGCTTATGTAGACAGTGAACGGGATAATGTTGCTAAGGGCGTACTGGGTACTAAGTTTATTGACCAGGGTGGGCAGGGCTTTCAGTGGGCAGAGCTTAAAGGTTTAAAGTATACATAGCTGACTCTCAGTTTATTGGCGAGGATGAGTATCGTATCTTTTCTAATAATGATGGGTATGTGTACAGCTTGGACACAGGTACTAACAGAGATGGCGCTGCTATTGACGCTATCTATGAGTCGCCTTACATGCCTATCAACGATCCACAAGTACGTAAGACTTTCTACAAGCTAGACTTATACATTAAGCCTTTTGGTAGTATTAACATTACAGCAGGTATTAAGTTTAACCAAGGTCGTGCAGGGTATATTCAGCCTTCTACGTTTCAGATCATACAAGCAGGCGGTGGTACGGGTATCTACGGAGATAACGTCTCTATCTATGGCACTGCTGTGTTTGGTGCGCCTAGAACTCAGAGTTATATTAAGCAGGTGATTGGTTCTGGTGAGACAGTAGCGATACGAATCGAAGATAATAGTGCTGATGCAGCATTCTTATTAGACACAGCACTCTTTGAGTTTGCTACAGATGATAGACAGTAAGGAAAACTGATATGGCAGGTTATACACGCCAAGACTTAGCTAACAACATCTCTAACGGCAACGTCATTGATGCTGATGATCTTGACAATGAGTTCAACGCTATTGATGCAGCGTTTAATAATACTACAGGTCACACACATGACGGTACTGCTGAGAACGGCTCACCTATCACTGTCATCGGCCCTGTACAGGACATTGTGGCTACTTCCACCCTGCTTCGCCCTAAGACAACCAACGTGGTCAGCTTGGGTACAGATGCGTTGCGCTACAAAGACTTGTTCCTTGAAGGTAATGCTGATGTAGACGGTACGTTTAATGTTCAGGGTGCTGCTACTTTGCAGAGCACTCTTGCGGTAACAGGCAATACAACTATTAGCGGTGACCTTACTGTAGATGGTGATGCTACTATCGCAGGTAACCTTACATTTGGTGATGCAGCTACAGATACGGTTAGCTTTGCTGCTGACGTAACGTCAAACATTATACCTGCTGCAGATGATACGTATGACTTGGGTGCTGTAGGCAGTGAGTGGCGTGACTTGTACATTGATGGTACAGCTAACATTGACACTGCTGCTGTTGATACAGCCAATGTTGGTACTCTAGCTGTGTCAGGCAACGGTACTGTTACTGGTGACCTAACTGTAAGTGGCAGTATTAATGCTACTGTTGTAGGTACTGCATCTACAGCAGATACACTAACCACAGCACGTACTATCACACTAGGCGGTGATGTATCAGGTGCCGCTAACTTTGATGGCTCCTCTAATATTACCATTACTACAGTTATTGCTGATGATAGTCATAACCACACTATTGCTAATATAGACGGTCTGCAGGCTGAGTTAGACTCTAAGTCTGCTACCTTGAGTGCCTTAGGCGTTACATCAAACATAGCAGAACTAAACATCCTAGACGGTGTTATTGCTACAACTGCTGAACTAAACACACTAGACGGTATCACTGCTACTACAGCAGAACTAAACACACTAGACGGTATCACTGCTACAACTGCTGAGTTAAACTTTGTAGATGGTGTAACATCAAACATTCAGACACAACTTGATGCAAAACTTTCTAGTGTAGACCTAAGTTCTTACACAGGTGATGTTGACATTGATGGCGAACTTGTGGTAACATCCTATAACGAAACATACCAAGCTGTTTCTTCATCAGGTGGTAGCACAACGATTAACTGTGAAACAGGTAACGTATTTAGTAACACACTAAGTGAGAACACTACGTTTACCTTTAGCAATCCACCTGCAAGCGGTACAGCATACGGTTTCTCTTTGAAGATTACACAGGATGCTAGTACTAGTGGTTATACTGTTACGTGGCCTACTGCAGTGGACTGGTCTGATGGGGATGCGCCAACGCTTACAAGCACAGCAAGTGCAGTAGACCAGTTTGTATTCTATACACATGATGGCGGTATAACTTGG